GAGCCAATAGCCTGGTGCTTTACCAGGGCGGCGGCAGCGGCAGCGCAGGAACACCCAGCTTCATCGAGGGACCGGTGACCCAGATCCACGGCAGCGACGGCGCCGCCGAAAGCCATTGCCTCGGCTGGACCATCCAGCCAACCGCCGGCAGCACCCCGAACAACGTTTATTGCAGCATGGCGGTCACCGGCGCCAGCGCCAAGGGCGTCGCCGAGATTTACGGACCCCTTAGCGGCAGCACGGTGGTGCCGACCTACTGCGCCGCCGACGCCTGCACCTACCTCGACCCCATCGCCGGGACCACCGGCTACAACAGCAACACCGCACTGGCGGCCACCGCCGACACCAACTTCGGCACCAGCCTCGGCGGCTTCACCGCCAACGACGCGACGGTCGCGGCCATGACCGACAGCGGCATCAATTCGTTTCACTCGCTCGGCGGCATGACCAACGCCGCAGCCGCCGGCACCGTCAGCGGCGCCGAGCTGGTGCTGGCATCCGCAAACCGTTTCAACTTCAGCAGCAAAAACCTACTCGCCCATTGCTTTTTCGCCACCCCAGCGCACACCCAGCGCCACGCCCCGGTGGCCAGCAACCGCGGCACCTGGATGGGCGTGCGCAGCAACACCGGCAGCGGCGGCGCCACCACCGGCTATAAGATTTGGCAGGTCCACGGCATCGGCACCGCCTGGGACAACATGGCCCACGTCCCGATCATCATCGCCAACGGCGCCGGCAATACCAAGGCGAGCGGCGGCACCCTGGACGCCAGCGTCATCGCGGCGGTCGGTTTTTGGGTGAGCGGCATCGGCGCGCTTACCGCGCAAGTCGGCTTCGGCAGCCTCTGGCTAATGGACACCACCACGGTCGCCGGCGGCAACAGCAACGAACCGGTGAACATCGGCGGCATCGTGCGCGCGGTGGCGACCGGCAAGGAACGCGTCAGCGCCATTCAGCAGGGCGCCAACCAGATGCTGAGCCTCCAGGCCATCCAGATCGGCGACGGCGGCACCCACCCCGTTTATCTAGACCTGGACGGCACCGCCATCGAGTTTCCGCGGCAATACAACCAGGCATCCGCGCAAGTCAACTACAACAGCACCGACAACAAGGTCGGCCTCACGTATTACCCGGGCGCCAGCGACACGATCAAGCACCGCAACAGCGTCATCAGCGCCCCCAGCCGTTATGCCTGGGGACTGCACGCCAGCGCCAACACCGGCGCCAGCTACGACTTCAGCGGCCTATCGGTAATCGGCGCCGGCACCATCAGCCTGGCCCGAGCCATCACCATCAGCGGCCTGACCATCAACGACTACAGCACGCTCGACCTGAGCGGCCTGACCCTGACCGCCAGCACGATCAAGAAACCGCCCAGCACCAGCGACAGCGTGACCACCAGCGGCAGCACCAGCCTCTCCGGCTGCGCCATCGACGTCAGCACGGTCGCCAGCGGCAACCGCTGGTGCAGCGTCGCCAGCCCGAGCATCTTCAGCGCCTGCACGTTTACCGGCGGCGGCGGCCACGCCATCCGCATCACCACACCCGGAACCTACAGCCTCAACGCCTGCACCTTCACCGGCTTCGGCGCCGACGGCAGCAACGGCGCGGCGATCTACAACGACAGCGGCGGCGCGGTGACCCTAAACATCACCGGAGGCGGCAGCACCCCGACGATTCGCAACGGCAGCGGCGCCAGCACCACGGTCAACAACAACAAGGTGTTAACCCTGACCGGCCTAGTGACCGGCAGCGATATCGTCATCCTGACCGCCGGCACGACCACCGAGCGCGTGAACGTCGACGCCCACGGCAGCACCAGCTATGCCTTCAGCTATGCCTACCAGGCGAGCGACTACGTCGATATCTGCGTCTACAAGCACGGCTATATCCCTTTCGCCGTGCGCAATTACCTACTGGCCAACGCCGACGGCAGCCTGCCGATTGCCCAGGTCGCCGACCGCAATTTCTCAAACCCATAACCGGACAGAACCATGACCAAGATCGTCGACCCGGACAGCCTCAACGTCGGCACCGAACTCGTTCTCGATACCAGCGCAAAAACGATTCGCCTGGTCGCCACCGGCAACCTGGTTGCGAAGGACGGCGTCACCCTACAGGCCCTCTATAGCAAGCTCATCCTGCTATGGGAGACCGCGACCTATAACAAATATCCGTTCCCGATCTACGTCATCGACGCCAAGTCCGGGCAATACCAGTTCGGCACCGACGGCGGCACCTACAACGGCTGGAAGCCTTACGACGACACCACCCGGACCTATCTCCGCGACGGCGGCTGGTCCGAGTACAGCAACGCCGGCGTGCTCAACCGGCAATATGTCGGCATCGTCAGCCTCGGCGACGTCAACAGCGGCGCCCAGCTTTACTATCAGAAAGCCAGCACCGACAGTCCGGCCGACTTTACCTTCACCGACGAAGTCAACGAAGGCATTCAGGTCTACGGCGACGCCACCAACGGCAACTTCGACAAGCGCAGCTTCTTCAAGGGATTCGTCCGGGAATACAGCTACAAGTACAAGGACAGCGTCCTAGCCGATACCGGCCAGACCGGGACCGGCGCCTACACCGTCAACCTACTGCTGAGCAACGAGGCCGACCTCGACGTGGTGGCCAACGACGCCACCGCCGGAGGCGCGACCGCGCCCTGGAACCGGATCAAGGCGCGCTATTTCAGCAGCGCCTTCGGCAAAGAGGTCGACAGCGCCGGCAACCCGCGCAGCTTCGGCATCGTCATCGACGTCGGCACCCATAGCGGCATCGACGGCGCTTGCAGCCTCGGCGGCAACACCCTGACCACGGCGGCCGGAGGAATCCTGACCAGCGGCAACCCCTACGCCGGCGGCACCCTAAAGATTCACAACGGCAGCAACAAGGGCACCTACACGGTCAGCGGCAACCCGAGCGCGACCGTCATCACCATCGCCGAGACTTTCCCGGCGGCCGGCAGCGGCGAGGATTTCACCCTTTACCCGGCGACGACCCTGACCGACGGCGCCACCGGCTTCGTGACCCTCAAGCAGATTTACACCAAGATCCAATACCTGCTCCGACAGAACAGCGACATCGACGAGACCGCCGGCACAGTAACCGGCAAGACCGCATCGTTACTGCTTAACTTCGTCGGCAGCGAGCTAAAGGCCGGCTTTTTCGCGCCCAGCAACCCGAACGGCGGCGGCAGCGGCGTCATCATCGAGGGCATCGCCGACGCCGACGTCAACAGCGTCACCTTTTACGACAACAGCGCGGCGGCTCGGCAATACCCCTATGCCAGCGCCGGCAGCCTAGACTTCAACAGCTTCCTGAGCCAGGGCGGAACCGGCTACTATCGGATGTATTTCACCGCCTTACCGGGCGCCAACGACGACTATGGCGAGAGCGGCGCCACCACCGTCAACAACAAGGACGGCAACCCGATAGCCGGCGCCATCAGCGGCAGCTCGATCAGTTTCAACTTCGACTATTCCGGCAACGTTCAAGGCGGACGCACCGCCGGCCAGGACGCCGCGGTCACCGTCGTCGCCGGTAACAAGGGCGTCGCCAAGCCAGTCGTCGCCACCGGCACGATCACCCAAAGCAAGGCGATCAAGATCAGCTTGACCGCCGAGCAGGACCGCGCCTACAGCAACCCATAAGGCAGCCCCCGAGTGATTACATTCGACGGCGCCACCAAGCGCGCGACGTTAAGCGCCGGGACTACCGCGCTCGACGTCAGCGACCTTTGGTCGCGCTGGGTGGATTGGTTCCAGGACGGCGACAACAGCAAATGGCCGCTGGCCATGCGCCAGGTCGGCGGCGACGATATCGACCCCAGCGCCGGCACCAAAATCCCGGCCTACATCTACCTGCAAAACGGCTGGAAGGTGAAGCCCCAGGAAGCCGACCACACCCTGGCGGTCAGCGGAGGCGTGCTCCTGGTGGAAGGCGGCGGTGACCCCTTCGTCAGCACCGCCGGCGATTACACCGTGCGCATCAATTACCAGCAGCCGGTCCAGGCGATCACCGTCAGCACCGGCGGCGGCAGCGGCGGCCTGACCAGCGAACAGGCCGAGCAGCTCCAGGACATCTGGCGCCGTCTGGCACTGGACGCCAGCAACCCGCTGAGCCAGACCGAGACCAGCATCCAGGCCGGCAGCGTCCTCGACCTCGCCATCACCGAGGACAACGGCACCATCACCGTTGCCCGACAATGAGCCTAAGCCCGCGCGCCATCGCCACCCTGGGCATCGGCTACGGACCCCGGCCCACGGCGCTCCTGGGACTCTGGCCCACGGCACCCGGCGAGCCCGAGCAGCCCCAGGGCGCCTGGACCGTCAACGGGCTCGGCCCAAGGCGGAGGCCGACACGCAGCCGCAAGCGCGACGACGAAGCCATCCTCCTTTTCGACGACTAAGCCATGCCCGCCCTGAAGATCGGATTCAACGTCACCTTCGAGGAAGCCATCGAGGCCGCCAAGACCCGCGGCGTGGTCCTTCCCGATATCTACTACAACATCCTACCGCCCGAGTGCCGGCGCCTCGCGTTTAGCGTGAGCCTACTCGCCAGCCTCCAGCAGATCCAGGGCGTCCTCGACCAGCTCACCGACCACCTGGCCCAGGGCAAGACCTTCGACGAGTTCAAGACCTGGGGCGAGCAGCAGGACTGGAGCCTGCCCCCGGGGCGGCTGCAGACGATCTTCCGGAACGGCGTGCAAACCGCCTACAACGCCGGGCACTGGCGCCAGTTCGAGCAAGGCGCCCTAGTCCGCCCCTGGCTGATGTACGACGCCATCAACGACACCCGGACCAGGCCCGCGCACGCAGCCATGGACGGCTATATCCGCAAGGTTCACGACCCGTTTTGGGACCACCACAGCCCGCCCTGCGGGCATAACTGCCGATGCAGCATCATCGCCCTTACCGACGCCGAAGCCGACCGCCGCAGCCCACCCGGGAAGGGCAGGCTCAAGCCCGAGAGCGACGACGCCCGGCCGGACGATGCCGGCTGGGGCAGGCGCCCGGACAAGAAACGGGACCAGACCTACCGGGACCTGATCGATCAGCACCTGGTCAAAAAAACCAAGCCGAAGGCGAAGACCGAGAAGATTCCCAAAGCGGCGGAGCAGAAAAAGCAGGAACCCGAGCGCCCCTGGGACCCGACCAAGCCATGCGGCATCTGGCACGAGCACGCCTTCACCGGCGCCCCCAAGGAAGTGATGTCAGCGCTCAAGCGCTGGCCCGAGACCCCGCACGGATTAAAGCAGACGGCCGGCCAACGGGGCGCCTATTGGGACCCATACGACCGCTTTATCGAGATGGGCGACGTGCGCACCCCCTGGACCTTAAACGGCCAAAGCGTATTCCGCCACGAATACGGGCACCACCTGGACTGGCGTTTGAAGAAGCAGACAGCGCACGACTTTCGCTCGCAATCGCCCGATTTCACCGCGGCAATGGAAGCCGACGCCAAACGCATCATCAAGGTCGCCACCAGGCCCCTGAACGACATGCAACGGCCGGACACTTTGACCAGTACATGGAAAAGCCAGTGGGACAAAAACCGCGACGCGCATTTAGACAAGCAACACGAAGTCGCGCAAAAAAACCCGGGCGCGCGGCATACCGAGTCCTACACCGAAGGACAGCGAAAACTCCTAAAAAAGCTCGGCTTCGATTACGACGAGTTACTCGACGCGATGGACAAGCACGGACATAAACCGGGCGCCGCACTAGACCTGCACTGGAACATGGACCACCTCATCGCCGCCCTGGAGCGCCGAGACCCCACCGCATTCATGCGGTATTTCATGGGCGACCCCGGCGCCGTCGAGAGGAACGTCATCTATTACAAGGGATGTGCCGCGCAGATGGATGATCTAGCCGCCAGCGCCACCGGCACGCGCGCAGGGCATTATTTCGGGCACGAATACGAATATTATTTCGGGGTCCGGAAGCACTACGCACGACAAACCGAATGCTTCGCCAATATCACCGATTTAATCAGCAACGATAACCCGTTTTTCAGCAAGTATTTGCAACGGATGTTTCCTAAAATGCTCGCGAGTTACCGCAAGATCATGGCAGAGGAAACCTAATGCAACCGCCCGAGACGACTTACAGCGAGCAGGAGCGAAACGAGCTGGTCGACCGCTACGTCGAACAATTCAAAGAACAGCCACCATTATGGGACCGCGAGCGCGCACTCGGCACCCAGGAGTGGTATGACGAAATCAAGCGGGCGGTCGAGACCGGCGAGCCATTCCGGCGCAACGATTACCCCGACCACCTCATTCTTTAGCTCGGCCTAGCACAAAAACCCCGCCCTGGGGACTGGAAAGAACCGCCTAAAAACCGCCGATCTTTCCAGCCCCCGCACCGCCTCCAAGAGGCGCCTATACTCGCAAGGGCATGGACGCCTTTATCTACCTCGCACACCACCACCCCTGGGTGCTGGCCCTCCTGGCCCTCTGGGCAGCCAGCATGACCGCCGCCATTCTTTACTTCGCCCCAGCCGGACAAGACCGGGACCCGGCGGAGGATCTCACACCACCCCCGACGCACAACCCGAAGGGAAACCAATTTCCCCACCCGGGCGATTTGGTTTCCCACTAAGCCCCACCCTTAATGGGAAGTCACCAGCCCGGCGTCGTGATAGGGCGCGCAGCGTCGCAACCGGAGCCCGGCAATTTAAACGGCGACGACCCCAACAAACCCCGGAATCCCCGTAAAACCCCGGAACCGACCACCGCAACTGCGGAACCGACCACCGCAATTGCGGTGACACGGCTCACAACCGACGCCGAAGCCCTGCCTATACTTCAACGGGCATGGACCGAGAACGTGCAGCCCATGAGAAATCCCCCATTGAACAGGCGCTCCAGGACCCACTCCTGCGAGCGCCCTTTTTTATGCGCCGCACCACCGAGGGCGGCACCTTCCGCCTAGAGATCGTCGCCGCCGACCTGAGCGAGCCGGACGAGGACCGCGCGGACCCGGCCGCATTCATCGAGGCGAGTTTCACGTTTTAGGCTTGCACCGAACCCCGAAGCCCCTTAGACTATTCCCCGCGTGCACCCCAACGCAGCCTCGGCGGGCACCAGAACCGCTTCGCGACCTTCGCCGGCCGCAAGCGGGCGCAAGGCTCTCCAAAGCCGCATCGGGGTGTATGCTCCCATCGATCCCACACCCACGATGGGACCCGGCGGACCCACCCCCGCCTGGAAAACAGCACAACCGGAAAGCGGCCGCCCCCCAAAGGCGGCCCTTTTTTTTGCCCGCTGAAATCGTTCAGGCTTCCACCCGGCCAGGCGCGCGTCTATGTTTTCAGGACATGAACGCACTTAACGCCCGCGCCCCCGCACCCAAGCCCCTGGACCTCGGCCGCATCCGCAAGATCGCCGCCACCCTCCGGGACCTTAAACCGATCGATCTTCAGTTCGAAGTCATCCAGGCCGGCAACGAAGCAGGCAACGACGCCACCGACGGGACCGTCGCCTTCTACGGCATCGCCTACAGCGGCGGCCTGATCCCGCGCTACGGCTGGCACCAGGACTGCGCCATCGACCTGGACGACGTCGAGCTACCGGACGCCATCAGCTTCCTCCGCGACCACGACCCCGGCAAGATCGTCGGCCAGGGCAAAATCTGGAAGGAAACCACCCCGGACGGCAAAAGCTACCTCGCGTGCAGCGGCCGCACCAGCAAGGCCACCGAGCACGCCCAGGAAGTCGCCGCCCTCCTACTCGAAAAACACCCGCTGCAGATGAGCGTCGGGATGAGCGCCGGCGCCGATTACCTCGAGCGCCCCGAGGTGCGCCGCATCAACGGCCGCGATCTATTCGTTTACACCATTTTCCGCAACGCCATGATCCGCGAAGCCAGCGTCGTCGCTTGTGGCGCGGACAACACCACCACCGTTTATGCGCTCAGCGCACAGAACCCAACGAGGCCACCCATGGAACTATCGCAAGAACAGTATGAAGCCCTGCAAGCCGACCTCGCAGCCGCCAGGCAGCGGGCAGACGACGCCGAAGCCCAGCTCAAACAGCTCCGCCAGGAAAAGCGCAAGGCCGAGTTAACCGCCATCTTCCAGGCCGCAGGACAGAACCTGACCGACGAGATGGCCACCGCCTACATGGACCTTACCGATGCCCAGTTCGACGCCATTACGGCGCAGCTGAAAGCCTGGAAACCGGCCACGCCGGGCACGCCGCGCCTGCCCGAGAACCTCAGCCACCCGCAAGGCACCGACGGCCGCGAGCAGCGCCCGGACAGTCCGCTGGTCACCGACATGAAACGGCGGCATAACCGCTAACCCCCCGGCCCGCCGGAACCCCCTATTCAGTTCAGGAGCACCCACCAATGACCACCTACACCGAGACCCAAAAGATCGGCAACGTCCTCAAGATCGAATTCGACCGGATGTACAACCGGGAACGAGTCACCATCGCCAAGGGCGCCGGCGCTCTCAAGATCGGCACCATCCTCGGCAAGCGCACCAAGGCCGCACCGGCAGCCAGCGTGACCGGCAGCATCGCCACCACCACCCTGACCGTGACCGCGGTCGGCAGCGGCACCCTAAGCGTCGGCCAGACCCTGAGCGGCAGCGGCGTGACCGCCGGCACCAAGATCACCGCGCAGCTGACCGGCACCGACGGCGGCATCGGCACCTACACGGTGAGCGAATCGCAGACCGCCTCCAGCACCACGATCACCGCCACCGGCGCCACCAGCGCCGCCTATGCCAGCAATACCGGCAACGGCACGATGGGCGCGGTCACCCACAGCGCCGGAGCCAAGGTCGGCGACTACAAGCTGACCATCGTCGAGCCCGGCACCAACCTCGGCACCTTCGTGGTCGAGGACCCGGACGGCATCACCATCGGCCGCGGCGTCGTCGCCAGCGCGTTCAGCGCAGGCGGCCTGGCATTCACCCTAGCCGACGGCAGCACCGACTTTGCAGCCGGCGACGGTTTCACCATCACGGTCGCCGCCAATGACGGCAAGTATGTGGCCTATGACAACGACGCCACCAACGGCGCCGAAACGGCGGCAGGCATCCTGCTCGAAGACGTGGACACCACCAGCGCCGAAGCGAGCGCCTGGATTTTGGCGGACGGCCCGGCCGTCGTCGCGAAAGGAAACCTGGTCTGGGGCGCAGGCGTGACCACCGAGGGCGAAAAGACGGCAGCCTACGCCGACCTACTGGCCCGCGGGATCAAGTGCCGGACCAGCATCTAACCTTAAACCGACCCGCCCACGCCGGACCCACTTAAACGCAGGAACCGAACAATGAACGTGAACCCCTTCGACATCTTCACCGTCAGCGAACTAGCCGACGCCATCAACATCATCCCGAACAAATACGGGCGCCTCAACGAACTCAACGTCTTTCCCGTTAAAGGCGTCGTTACCAAGACCATCACGGTCGAGGAAAAGAACGGCACGCTGGCGCTGTTGCCGCCTAACCAGCCCGTCGTCGGCAGCATCGGCTATCGCAAGGCCCGGAGCTTCGCCATCCCTCAATTCGTCTACGAGGAACACATCGACCCGGCCGAAGTCCAGGGCGTGCGCAGCTTTGGCGGCAACGAGGTGGCCAGCCTGGCCGGCCTCCTGAACGACAAGCTGGAGACCGGACGCGCCAAGCACGATATCACCCTAGAGCACCTGCGCATGGGCGCGCTCAAGGGCGCCATCGTCGGCGGCGACGGCGCAACGCTTTATGACCTTTACACCGAGTTCGGCATCGTTCAGAAAACCGTCGATTTTACCTTCGGCACCGCAGGCACCAACCAGCTGGCCAACGCGCTCAGCGTCGTCCGCCACGTCGAGGACAACCTAAAAGGCGAGGTTTACGGCCACGTCCACGTACTCGCCAGCGCCGAATGGTTCGACAACTTTGTCGGCCACGCCAAGGTCAGGGAAGCCTACGCCAATTATCAGGAAGCCGCCCAGCGCCTGGGCGGCGATATGCGCAAGGGATTTGTGTTCGGCGGCCTGACGATTGAAGAGTACCGCGGCACGGCAACCGATAGCAGCGGCCAGGCCACCCGCTTCATCGCGCAGAACGAGGCCCACGCCTTCCCGGTCGGCACCAGCCAGACCTTCCGGACCTACGTGGGACCGGGCGACTTCAACGAAGCCGTGGGCGCCCCCGGGCAGATCTACTATGCCAAGGTTGTTGAGGCCAAATACGGCCGCGGCTACGACGCGCACACCCAAAGCAACGTGCTGCCGATGTGCCTACGCCCGGCCGTCCTGGTGAAGCTCTACAGCAGCAACTAACCCGGCAATGGCCTACACCACCGAGCAGGCACTGATCGACCGCGTCGGCGAAAGCGTGCTGATCCAGGTCACCGACCGCGCCACCCCCGCGACCGGAGAAGTGGACAGCGCGCTGGTAGCGCGCACCATCGCCAAGGTCGACGCCAGCATCGACGCAGTCCTGCGCGGCCGGTGGCCGCTGCCTTTAACCGAGCCCCAACCGGACCTGGAGCCCATCGCCACCAGCCTGGTGCTCGGCCAGTTGATGACCCTTAACCGGCCCAGCGACATCCAACGCGACTACGAGGAAGCCCAAAAGCTGCTCGGCGAATACGCCCGCGGCCTGCGCAGCCCGGTCCTTAGCGAAACCGAAGCGGCGGAGCCCGAGAACTTCCCCGGCATCGGCGTGGCCGGGGACGACCCGGTCTGGACCGAGGAACGACTCGCCCGCATGGGCATGGACGACCCACCCACCGACGGAACCGGAACGAGCTGGCCATAATGGATAACCCGATCAGTATCAGGGTCGAAACCGCCGAGATTCAAAACAAGCTGGCGGAGCTACAAGCGCTGACCGCCGACCTAACCAAGCCACTCGAACAGATCGGCGCCGACTTCAAGGAACGCGTGCGCCTATGCTTCCACAACCAAGCCGACCCCTGGGGCAGGCCCTGGAAACCAAGCCAGCGAGCGCTCCGGCAGAACGGCCAGACCCTACGCGACACCGGCCGCCTGCTCAACTCGATCAATTACCAGGCCGGCGCCACCCGCGTGCGCATCGGCACCAACGTCAGCTATGCGCCGCACCTGCAATACGGCTACACCCGGCACATCGAAGCCCACCGCCGGACCCTGTACTTCAAGCGCGACAAGGACGGCGGCGTCGGCAACAAATTCGTGAAAAAGGACAAGAGCGACTTCGCGCAGGACTACGACGTCCCCGCCCACGATATCCAGGTCGGCGGCCGGGCATTCCTACCGATCCGCAATAACGCCGTGCTACTACCGGTCGCCTGGCGCAATAGCATCCTGGGCATTATCAACCACCACATCAACCAGGCCAGAGGATGATCGAAAACTACCTGGCGGCCGAAGCCCTCATCATCGCCCGCCTCCAGGACCGCCTAACCGGCGAGGCAGCGGTGCGGGCAGTCCTCGGCGCCTGGGACATGGCGCAGATCGAGGAAAGCACCCAGCCGACGCCGGCCGTGCATATCTACTACGACCGCGACGACGTGCTCGCCGGAGGCGGGAAGGACATTCGCATCAACCAGGTCTGGACCATCGCCGTGGCGATCCGGAACCACTCGGACATCCTCGGCATAGCCGCCCGCCAGGACGCCGGCCCGATCCTATCGGCGGTCCACCAGGCGCTCCAGGGATGGAAGCCGAGCGCCCAGCACGGCGCCATGAACCGCACCAACGGACCACCCCACTGGCTCAGCGATTCCGGCATCAGCTACCACCCGCTGACCTTCACCACCTTAATTGTCGCCACCAGCGGCACCACTTAACAGCAGAGGAACATCACCATGTCTGGAGTCATCGCCGAAGGCACCCTCTACGTCGACCGCAACGTCGCAGGAGTTATGCAAGGTCTGACCAAATGGGAAGGGCTCGCCAAGCTCGAAATCAAACCCAACTCGGAACTGAAGGAAGCCACCAGCAAGGACAAGGGCAAATATGGCCAGATCGTCGCCAGCGTCGCCCTCGCCAAGCCGGCCGAGTTAAGCCTGACCCTTCGCGACATCAACCGCGAAGCCCTGGCGATGGCGCTGCAGGGAACCGGCAGCGCGCTCAGCCAGTCGGGATCGAGCTGGACCGCGTCGGCCTTCACCCACATGCAAAAAGGCGTTTACAACGAGCTAGGCAAGCGCAACGTCGCCAGCGCCGGATTCGTCGTCAAGGACGTGACCGACACGACGACCTATACCGCCGGCACCGATTACGTGTTGAACGAGGACGCCGGCCTGCTTTACATCCCCAGCACCAGCGCCATCCCCGACGACGTGACCCTGCACATCACCGGCACTTACGCCGCGGTGGCCGGCGATCTAGTCAAGGGCGGCACCCTGGCGCAGGTGCGCGGCAAGCTATTCCTCGACGGCAACAACCTAGTGGACGGCACGCCCTTATTCGTCACCATCTGGGACGCCACCCTAACCAGCGACGGCGCCGTGGACTTCATGGCCGACGACCTTGTCGAGCTATCGATGAAAGGACGCATGGCCACGCCAAGCGGCAAGGACAGCCCCTTCGAGGTCGAGCTTAACAACATCTTCAGCTAACCCGCAGCGGAAAACGCGCCCGCAGCAGCGGGCGTGACCGCGACAGGAAGATCATGCGACTGACCAAAAACGTCACTTTAGGACCCAAAAGGACAGCGACCCTGCGCGAGCTTCGCGTCGGCGACGTGCAGAACGTTTTCGCCCAGCTCCAGGACATCCAGACCATCACCATCGCAGAACTCGCAACGACCCGCCTGCACGACGTCGTCGGCCTTATTGGCGATTGCGTCGAATGCCCGCCAGGAGAGACCATCGAGGACCTAACCTTCAGCGAAGTGGCGCAGCTTTACCAAGCATTTATGGAGCTCAACGCCCCTTTTTTGCGCCTATTCCCGGTCAACGAACTACTGAACCTCAGCCCCACAAACCCCTTACCCGTTATGCCATCGAGCACCGACTCGGCAGCATCGACGCCGCCGCCACCGCCCTCATCGAGCGAGGACACGCCCGCGTGAGCGAATACGGCTGGCGATTTTTTCTGACCGTCATCGACCGCACACCAAAGGCCAGGTAAACCACAACCCAGGACAGCCACCCCATGACAGGCCTCAGCGACCTCGCCCTTCGCATCCTCATCAGCGCCGAGAACAAAGCCGGCCCGGCGCTCAAGGAAACCGCCCAGGCCGTCGGCGGCATCGAGCAAAAGCTCCAGAACCTACAGACCGTCGCCAAGCGCTTCCTAGAGTTCCGGCTGTTCCAGGGATTCGCGGCCGAAGCGCTCAAGACCGCCGACGCCTATCAGACGATCAGCGCGCGCCTGCGCCTAGTCAGCGACAGCCAGCAAGAATTCAACCGCGCCCAGCGCGAGCTATTCGACATCGCCCAGCGCAGCCGGGCGCCGCTGGAAGCAACCGTCGACGTCTACGGCAAGATCGAAACCGCGGTCAAAACACTCGGCGGCACCCAGGACGAAGCGCTCAGCATCAC